TTTTAAACAAGGAACTCCGTTGGAACAAGATGAAGAAGTGAGAGTCGCTTATGTGGGAGTTTCAAGAGCCAAGCATGAACTATATTTATTTGAACCTATGATAAAAAAATCGGAAAATTATTTTCCACTACTAAATCCTGTAATATGAGCGAAGAAGGATTTCATAGATTTATAATGAGAATGGAAAGAGAAGTTTACGGAAAGGAAGAAGATGAGTAACGTATATAAAAAACAAATAGGAGGAGATCATTATGCTTCAATGAAAATTCAACCTTCAGAATTTATAAATAAAAATAACTTGCCTTTCGCAGAAGGAAACGCTATAAAATATTTGTGCAGACACAAGCAGAAAGGACAAAAGCAAGATTTAGAAAAAGCAAAACATTATATTGATATGGCAATAGAAAGGGATTACTCATGATACAAACATCGTTATTTAAAGCCAAGTCAGAATGGTGCACACCCACTGAATTTCCAGATCTATCTCACTACGAGGAGATCGCAATCGACTTGGAAACAAAAGATCCAGACTTAACTAAAAAAGGATCTTGTTCCACGCGTGGAGGAGGAGACGTAGTTGGAATAGCTGTGGCTGTAAAAGATTGGTGTGGTTATTATCCCATTGCTCATGAAGGTGGTGGAAACCTAAATAGAAAAAAGGTTATTAAATGGTTTACCGATGTCCTTAAAACTCCAGCCAAGAAAATATTTCATAATGCCATGTATGATGTGCTATGGATTAAACGTCTAGGGCTCACGGTCCACGGAACTATTATTGATACAATGGTAATGACAGCGCTGGTAAATGAAAACAGATTTCGTTTTGATTTAAATTCTGTTGCTAAAGAGTATACAGGCATGGGTAAGAACGAATCAGCCTTGCAAGAAGCCGCTAAAGAATGGGGTATAGATCCTAAAGCAGAAATGTATAAATTACCATCATTATTTGTAGGGGAATATGCAGAAAGAGATGCTGAAGTAACATTAGCATTGTGGAAAGAACTTGAAAAAGAAATAAACTCACAAAATTTACACTCAATTTTGGAACTAGAAACAGGTGTTCTACCCTGTCTGGTGGAAATGAAATGGAGAGGTGTAAGAGTAGACGAAGATCATGTGAGCGTTTTAGAAAAAAAATTTAAATATATTTATGATGAGTGTCTCAAGTCAGTAAAAAAACAAACAGGGATTTATCCTGAAATTTGGGCCGCAAGAAGCATTGCTAAAGTATGTGAACAACTTGGTATTAAAGATTATGACCGCACTCCTAAAACTCAAGCACCCTCTTTTACTAAAAACTGGTTGTCTAATCACTCTCATCGGACATTAAGAAACATCGCAAGTGCTCGAACTGCGGATAAATTAAGAAGTACTTTTATTGACACCATAAAGAATTATGTAGTTAATGGAAAAATTCATGCTGATATAAATCAATTGAAAGGAGATCAAGGAGGAACATTAACTGGAAGACTAAGTTATGCTCGTCCTAATTTACAACAACTTCCAAACTATAATGACTATGGGGAAGGTATAAGATCTTTATTTCTTCCTAATTCAAAAAAAGAACGTTGGGGTTGTTTTGATTATTCTCAACAAGAGCCAAGACTTGTAGTACACTATGCTTTACGCACACCAGGCATAACAGGCATCAGTGAGATTGCTCAAGAGTATAAAGCCAAAGATTCTACTGCAGATTTCCATCAGCTAGTGGCTAACATAGCACGTATTGAACGTCGAGAAGCCAAGACTATCAATTTAGGTTTATTTTATGGTATGGGTCAAGCAAAACTTCAAGACCAGTTAGGAATTAATAGTGAAGTAGAGGCTAAAGCTTTAATTAGTAATTATCATAATAAAGTTCCTTTCGTAAAACAGTTAATGAATTCAGTTATGGATCGTGCACAATATTCTGGACAAATACGAACTATCGGAGGGCGTCTATGTAGATTTAATAAATGGGAACCTAAAGATTGGAATAGAAGAGAACTCTATGACACATGGGAAGAAGCCTCAAGAGAAAATGGAAGAGGCAATATAAAAAGGGCCTTTACTTATAAAGCATTAAATAGGCTAATCCAAGGATCTGCAGCTGATATGACTAAGCAAGCAATGATAAATTTATTTAAGGAAAATATCTGTCCATTGATTCAATTGCATGATGAACTTAATATTTCAATTGAAAGTCCTGAACAAGCAGATAAAGTAATAAAAATAATGGAAGAAGCATTTATACTTGAAATTCCCAATAAAGTTGACTATGAAAACGGAGAAAATTGGGGTAGTATTGATAAAGAAGAAGAAAATCCAGTGGATAAAAACTTCTTTTAAATATGGAGGAAACTATGGAAAAAGTAAAACAACTATGGGCATGGGCTAAAGCTAATAAGCAAAAGTCTATTATTATAGTTATAGTGGTCATTGCAATAATCGCTTTAATAAAATAGCTCATGTTAAATGGCCTACCTAAATGCAAATATACCTGTGATGTATTCACAGATCAGGAGAGAATATCTCTATGATCTTAAAGACCATCATGGAGAAGTTGAAGATTGTATTGTTTTTGGGTTGGCATCGATTACAGGACGTCCGGTCCTCTTTCATGCTATTATGGAGAACGGTGCTGTGTTCTATCGTCTCCCTATTTCGGCCTTCGTTCAAAGAGGATTTGATGTCAAAGAAGTTCCTCGATATAGACTTGACGAGCTGGAGCTTTGGAATTGCTTTAGTTACTATCCTGCTGTTACTTCTTTTGATATCTTAGACGGACAATCAGGTAAATATATTGGCAAAGACAAAAAGTGGCATCCAGGTGCCTATCTCTTTACTGTTGACTGGGCTCATCCAGAGAGTAATATAGTAGATACAGATCATTCTGAAGTTCCGCACGAACATAAATGCGCACACATTCTCGCTCTAGAGGATGGAAATTATGCAGCACAACCTAATAATAGAATTATATGGAGTATTCCTTCATTTACTGTTAAAGATGAAGTTCCATATGACTGGAAGGTTCAAACTTCTGAATGGAATGTAGAAGACTCTGGTAAATGGAAAACAGAAGATACTGATAAGTTCTTCTATGGGATTGAGGAAAAAAATGACTGAACGGTTTTGTAAAAAATGTAATCACTTATGCCACTGCATAGAAGCAGATCACGAAGGATGTAAATGTGAGGGATGTGAATGTAATAGTAGAGCAGAAGATAGAAGTTTTGAAAACGAAGGTGGTTTAGTAATAGACGACACTGGAGAGTGTGAATCATGTCAATAATAAAAAAAATATTTTTGATAGTAGCACTCGTAGCTTTAAGTTCTTGCTCAATTGGACAAAAATGTACTTATACACAAGACGGAACTAAAGTTTCATCTTATGTATGGTTTACTAAAGAAGTACCAATAGACTTAAGCAAAGATAATTGTAGTTAATATGAATGATAAAATTATTACTGCACTCTTGGCTATTCTCATTGCCCTATCCGGATGGAGTCTCACAACCACAGTTGGGCTTAAGTCAGATGTTGCAGTTCTTAAAGAAAAGGTATCGGGGGTTGAAAATGAAATACAAAACTTTAAGACTCTTCCAAAGAAGAAGAAACGCAAGAAAAAAAATTCAAACAACTGAAAAAGCGGTACAGGCTTTGATAATTGGCCTAGCATTGGTTCTTTTACTTTTGGTTGGATGTAATTACAATATGGTTCCACATGAAACAAAAATAGAGTATGGTACAACGGAAACAGACTCTAAGAATGATAAGCTTCAGCAAAAACAATCTATCAGTCAGAGTTGGAAATGGGAGAAACGATGATTGAAAAATTAATGACTTTACTTGTTGGAATTTTATTAACTCTTGCAGGATGGTCGCTGTCGAGAACATTTCAACTTTCAACTATTCAAGCAGTTCATGAAGATAAAGTAGAGAGATTAGAAAAACACGTTGATAAACTACAAGTCCACATAGAAAATATGATGGACAAAGATAAAGAAATCATGGACCAACATAAAAAATTATTTGAAATACTAGATAAGGATGATGCCCCAACAGGGTATTCATATAACTAATGGCACTTAAAATTT